GTACGACAAAGAGAAGGGGTACCACTCAACCAGCGGAATGATTGTGGTTCCCAAGCAGCGTTTTGGGTTTACGGGCAACGTGAAAACAAAATTCAACACCGACTTTGCGACGTTTGAAAGAGGGTAGCGATGAGTCTGCTTCCGCGCTTTGTTCCGAGTTACGGCAAGAAAGAGGCGTCGTGTATGGAGTGTCTTGGAAAAAGGACATTTGTGAATCACGCCGAGTTTACTGATCACCTGGTTAACGAGCATGGATACATTCGTCTCGGGGAGTCGGCATACAAGCACCGCCTCTGTCATTGCGGAAAAACCGGCTTGTACAAGGTGGGGGTTCTTGTGTTTTGCTCGGACCACTATCGCGAGGCCGAGGCGAAGAGGGTTAAGTGCAGGGAGCGTTTCGAGGCGAGGGCTGCAATTATCGAAAAACAGAAAAAAAGAAAGGGATGATGCCCTGTTTTCGAAGGACGCCTTACGCAAGGCAAAGAAGGGCCACTGAGGTTGTTTGTTACCAAAGTTTTGTTGATTACAAATCGATGAGGGGGTAGACTTTCACCATGTCTGATATGAGGTTTGAATCATTCAAAGATGCCATCTGGAGTATGCGTAGGCGGGGCCTGGAGATCGAGCGCCTTGTGGTTCATCCATCCAGCGCTTCCCAGCTTGTTGCATACCTGATTGAGTGGGGAGCTGATCCATTCCCATGCTCTCACTTTTCCATTCTTCATCCGTTTCGCAAGCTGGATAAGAGATTGTTTTTTTGTGGGGTTCCCGTGGAGTTTTCTATGGCCTGTCCTGCGGGGTGTATTGGGTCTTCGAATCACGGCGATATACTCCAAGGCTTACTGAACGCCCAGGAGGAGGAGGATGCCAAGCCAGCAGAGGGAGACGAAGTGTTGACCGAGCTGAAGAGCGACAGAAGCCTGACGGGGTTAATGATTAAGGCCATGGAGAACATGGATGCCGTCAAGGATGTCATTGTCTTCAGGTTTATGGATCATGGTGGAAGCGGACGCGTGGAAACCCTTACAACCTTCAATCCACTGGAACTCTCTGCTGTAATGCAGAAGACAGTGATGAGCATTTTACAAAACGGACAGTAGTCCGTATACGGACAAACAGGAGGAAGAATGAGCAAGACAGTGAACAAGGTGCAGATTCTTGGCCATGTGGGCAAGGATCCAGACGTCAAGGTAACTCCCGGGGGTACGGTTGTTGCCAACTTTTCTATTGCCACCACGGAGCGCGAAAAGGATTCTGGTGGTAACTGGACAGACAGGACCGAGTGGCACAACATCGTGACCTTCTCGAAGACGGCCGAAGTGATCAGGGATTATGTCCACAAGGGCGACAAGATTTACATCGAGGGGAAGCTCCGCACCCAGAGCTGGAACGACAAGAATACGGGCGAGAAAAAGTACCGGACGGAGATTATGGCGTTCGAGCTGGTGCTTCTCGGCAACAAACCCAAGGATGCTCAAGACGACCCTCAGTCGTCGGGGTCAGATTGGGATGCAGGCTTCCCCGAGTAGCGAAGGCGGCGGTACATGATTACCCGCTCCAAACCAATCGAGGCAAGCATTTCTTTTGAGGGGCCACGGTTTCCTGTCAAGACATCGGACATGAATTGGCGGGAAACCCCCATGGCCCTGGCATAGGCCGACGAGCTTCTTGCTCCCATCCTGGACCGAATCATAAGAACAGCATCTTCTGGACTGAAAAACTTTTTTGATTCCACATGGTAATAGTACCCCGTTTGTGCGGATACTTCAAGGAGTGGTTATGCCCAGCGTGTACACGATTTCTCAGGCCAAGAAGATCCTGCACAAGATTCTCAGGGAGGTGGAGTCTGGAAAAACTGTAATCATTTGCCATGGTGGCGCTGGCGTGAGACCCGTAAAAACTCCAATCGTAAAGATCATCCCCTACAAAGAGGAAAAATGAAGAAGAGCGGCTATTTCTGCTATCGCCATCGCGTGTTTGGTTTTCTTTGGAGGTCTCGTGTTCGCCTGGTTCGTCTTGGGCGGGTATACGAGTGTCCGGCGTGTGGCGAGAAAAAGTTGCTTTCTGAGTGGTCCAAGGATGCCAGGGGGTTTCTTGGGTCCAGCCAGATGCACTTTAGGTTTCCCGAATTCTGATCTTGTAAAAGTAAAGCATCATCTTCCGCTTCAAGATGTAATCCGGAGTGCGGAACCCCTTGCAGTCCTCGACAACAATCCTTCCATCCTCCACATATTGGAAGTCGGCGACATAGGAGCAGGCCCTCTCGATGGTCTTTCCTTTGTCGTCCACTTGTTTTGGGATGAGAACGAAGGTGATCTGAAACTCCAAACCAGAGATGGCTCCTGCCTTTTCCAGGAGCCTGAGTTCCTGAGCCCGATTGAACTCTTTCTTGCTGTCAAAGCCGCCGGTCTTACGATTGCGGAACTTGTTCAAGTAGCTCCTCGATCTTTACCTTGAGTTCATTGAGGGCGGCAATGCCAGACTGAGTTCCAACAAGAGGAATAGTTCCTCGCGCGGCGATTTTTTTCAGCCTGATAATTTCTTGGTCGATGATGTGGAAAAGCTCGCCTTTGTTCATGTTCACATTTTCTACCGGGCACATCTAATTGGCAAGGTATTTCTGGTAATTGTTACTTTGGTAACCATATCTCTTGCGTGGATGGTTGTGGTGGGGCAGACTGTTTTTAGCGGGGGCACCGAGAGACGCCGACCTCCCTGCTGGGCATCCTCCCCCAGCCATGTCCCCGCTTAAACCCGTTGCGATGCCGCACAAGTGCTGCTATTTTGTAACCTATGAACACTATCGGCGTTGTTGCTCTTGCCTTTATCGGGGGGATCTTTCTCATCGTGGTCTGCTTGGCCCTGGCGGCCTCCCTGTGGATCTCGTGGTTTGTATACAAGCAGGTGAAGGCTTTGAGGGTTGCTCTGGAGGCTTATGACGCCCTTCAGGTTCAACACTTGGAGGCCCAGAGCAAAGCCATGGAGTCGGGGAAGGGTGTGTTCCAGGGCATCAGGGCGGATATGAAGTCCATTCTGGATGCCCAGTCCAGCGAAATGCGTCAAACCTTCAAGATGTTTGAAGATGCGTTTCGTGGGGCCTTGAGGAACCTGAACGGCAAGGCCATGATGGAGGCGTCAAAGCAAAACGTTTCAGCCGTGAAGCGTCTTGAATTTGTGGCCCAGTCTCTTGGCGAGTTGATATCTTCAGCGGGAGCTGCGGATGGAACCCCCTCAGAGTGGTCAGAGTCGGCGCGGGCTACGGAGTCAGCTTCTCCAGAGCAGTCGAGGGTTGGCCGTTCTGTCTATGACCGCGATGCGGTGGATGAGACTGAGACCGGGGAGGCTTTTGATCGCATGGTTGGCGGGGAGCTGTTTACTCAATGACAATGGCCCTACAAAAGCCCACGGTGCGCGACAGGCAGCGCTGGTATCTCTGGCGCAGCGAGAAGCCTCTTGAGGAGATTGCGGCCCGGGAACGGGCATCCGTAGAGACCATTCGAAAGTCCATCGACAGGGTTGAGGCATATCGCTTCATCGCCTCCGTGGAGGAGGTGGATGTTGCTTACAATCATCTCGCCTTGAATCTGATTGAAGATCAGGAAAACACCCTTCGCAGCGCGATGGTGGCTGAGACGTGGAGGACATTTCCTGACGGCAGGCAGGAGTCGATTCCTGACCATCTGACGAGGCTGAAGGCAATCGATACCGCGAGGGAGTTGATTGAGGTGACCCGGCCGAGGGTTCCATCCACGCAGGTCAATGTGCAGCAAAATGTGGCGAGTGGGGTTGGGGCAAGCGGCGGCATGAGTTTTGAGCAGCGGCTTCGCGAGATAAGGGCAAAGCGGGAGGTTCAGCAGATTCCGGGGAATAATCCGATGCTCTTGGAGGCTCCTCCACAAATGACTCGCGCCGAGAAAATTGTTGCAGAGTTTGAGGAGGCTGGAATAGATTTGGAGGACGGCGACCTGGAGGACTTGGAGGAAGGGGACGACGATGAGGCTTCCTAGACAAGACCCCGACCTGAACGACGCCATCGAGGAGCTGGAGCGCCACTTCGCAAGATTCCACGGGAACAATGCTGTTGATGAGGCCAGCGCCGCCTTGTCTCGCTCGGAAAACGATTGGATCAACGAGGAGCTGGAGAGGTGCATTGATCCCGACTACTGGACGAAAAACTACTTTACAATCACAACCGAAAATGGCGAACTGAAAACCCTGTATCCGTACTGGGATCAGCAGGAGATCGTCAGCGCGGCAATGAAGGAGGAGTGGGAGAACAACGGATGCTGCAAGCTGATTCTTCTCAAGGGGCGTCAGTTTGGCGGCAGCACACATATTCAGGCGCACATGTTCCACCGCACGATCTTCTATCCCCACACCTTCACCTTGATTGTCGCTCAGGATAAAGTTGTGTCCACACACATCTACAAGATGTCTGTGAAGGCGTATGAGAATCTCCCGTGGTGGATGAGGCCGGAGTGGAGATACAAGTCGGTCGCGGAAGGTATTGACTTTCAACGCGAGGGTGAGGACCAGGTTATGTCCGATCCCGGCTTGGGATCTGTGTTGAAGATCTCTCACGCTCAAAAGATGAGCGGCGTGGCTATCGGCCGCAGCATACGGAGTGGCCACTATAGCGAGGTTTCGCGCTGGCCTGATGCTCAGGTTTTTGAGGCTGACATTCTTCCCTCAATGAACGCTATTGATGGGTTCTATGTGATGGAATCAACTGGTCTGGGAAAGAATGGCCTTTTCTACGATTGGTGGCAAGATACGGTGGCTGGCGATACCGGATGGCGTCCGGTATTTGTTCCTACCTATCGGGTTAGGAAGTATTTTCTTCCGGTTTCAAAGTCGGACAATATCGTCCTCAGCGAGACTGAGCAGGTGTTTCATGACCGGGTGAAAAAGGAGCAAAAATACGAAATTCCTCTCGGTTTTTGGAAGTTTCGCCATTTTGGCCTGAAGCGTTCCAAAAAGAACAAAGCCGGTTTTCTGGAGTCCTACCCGATTACCCCGGAAGAGGCGTTCCAGAACTCCGGCCTGTGCGCCTTTGATCGCGATGCTATGGATGAGCAGAGAATGAGGGCCCCTAAGAATCCTGCTTATGCGGGAGAGATTCGTCTAAGAGGAAAGCGCGAGGAGCTTGATATTCGCGCCGTGGATCCGGGGGAAGATCTTCCTGTTCGCAAGCGTGGAAAAGGTGGTCACCGTCTTCATGTTTGGCATTTGCCTGAGCCGGGAAGGTCTTACTATGTCGGCTCGGATGCTGCTCTTGGAAATGGCGGAGACTATAGCGTGGCTGAGGTGTTTATGGCCGGGTCTCTGGGGCAGAAAGACGTTCAGGTTGCCGAGTGGTGGGGCTGGGAATCGCCGAAGAGATTTGCCGGAATCGTGGCCGCCCTGGGGTATTGGTATAACGGGGCTGAGGTGACAAATGAATACAATGGACCCGGAATCACCACCGGAGACGCCTTGGTCGATATGGACTATCCAAACCTGTGGAGGCCGAGACATAAGGACAGGGTTCAAACAACCTTCACCCCCTACCTTCACTGGGTGACTTCAATCAAGACGCGCGACCTGGTGATTGACGAGATGCGCGATGCCCTTCTGACTGATTCGATTGTCATCTACTCACATGATCTTTTGGATGAGATGGGCGACTTCGCAACCCTCGACGAGGGGCCGGGGCGCAAGAGATACGAGGGTGTTGATTCCAACGACGACGGAGTGCTGGCTTCGACAATTTGTCTCTATTGCCTGCGTGAGACGCTACAGTCGGTGAGAGAGTCTCCAGGTTTGGCGATGGCGCAGCCACGCGATGCCGAGGGGAAGATTTGGGGATCTCTGCCTTTTTCGTGGCAGGGTCCGTGGGTTATCCGCGACTCAGCGATGCGTCCAATTGCGGATGGTGTTTTCCAGCGCCGGGAGGACGCCGAGAGGGCGATCAAGGGGCTGAAGGGGGTATACACAGTCAGTCCTCACTGGGCTTTTGCGGCAGCGAACCCCCTGGTTTCCCCGATTCACCAATCCTCTCCGCCGGGCTACTCCGGAAGTAGCATACAGTATCAGGCAAAGAGGGTTCTAGGTGTTCCAGATCAAGAGATAACGCCCGAGATGGTTTCTGCGTTCCGCAACTGGAGGGAGTCCGCCCGTTCCGGATCGAGCGCGGAGGAGTTGGTCGGCTACAATGATGATTGGTAGTTTGGAGGAGTAATGGCGACGACGGGTCAGTTTTTACCGCCCATGAGTGCGGAAAGTGGTATGTATTGCCCAATGTGCAGGGATACGCGCGGGGTGAGAGATGTCAACCTGAAGCGCTCTGCCCACCTGTTTAAGTGTGATGTTGGCCACGAGATTCCCTATATGCAGCTTCAGTCTATGCACCCTGACATGGTGCCGTTCGTCACCAAGGAGATTCCGAATCCTACCCTGGACGTGAAGGCGGAGTGCTGGCTGCGGAAGGATATCTGGAATCGCTTTTCCTCTAAATTCTCGGGGCGCGTGAACTCTACCTTGAACTCTGTTCTCTCAACCATGCTGGATGACGACTTTTTGTTTCTGACCGGGGATACGGTGAGGAAGCTGCAAAAGTCCAACATTCGCAAGCAGGAGGACATTTTGGCTGTGGTTGAGGACAACGCTCGTCTGGTTGCCGAGAACGAGCAGGTTACGCGCGACTCCCAGCGTTTGGCGGCCCTGTTTGCCAATGCGGCCAAGGGTCTACAGGGGCAGGGTTCACAGGAATAGACGTAACTCGCGACAAAACAGTGATGTCAGGATAAAATCCAAGCGTGAACGCCTCCCTACAAGAGCGCCCCGAAGTTAAGCTGGAAGCCGAAGTCCTCGATTGGGCAAATTCTGTCTATGAGGAAGCCGATTCAGAGCTTATGTCGTCTCCCGAATCGAAACAGGTTCAGAGAGTCATCGACTTCCTTGAGGGAAAACAGTGGGCTTCAACGGCCAGGCACGGACGCTCACGTCCGGTGGCTAATCGCGTTGTTCGTCAGTTTGTCGAGATGGCGTCGATGCTCACCGATATTCAGCCGGATGTCCGGGTCAAGTTCACCGATGCGGACGAGAACTACTCTGAAGTCGAAAGCCTGATGAATCGGATGCTCACGGATTGGACGTATATGTCCGATTTCGAGCAGGAACTGGTTCAGGTGGTCATGTATGGCCTGATCTCCTATGGTCCCGTCAAGGTTCAGTGGAACCCCTATCTGCGAAACGGCATGGGAAGCAACGATTTCCAGCCGCTGTCGCCCCTCGATTTTCTTCAGATTGGCGCTTCTGGCCGTCTTCAGGCCGAGGCTGAGGTTTGCATTGTTCGCCGGGTGGTTACCAAGCCATGGCTGGTCCGCCGGTTTGGGGAGGTTGCTTACGGAGTTCAGCCTGACATCGAGTCGGAGATGTCGGCTACCCCGCAAAGGCCGAACGCTGTGTCTTCTCGCCGCTGGGCCAAATTGAGTCCTTTGATGAGGAACATCCACTCCAAATTGGCCAACTCTGGGGCCGGGGCTCCAACCACCAAGTTTCCCAAGGTGATTTACAAGGAGTTCTGGTTTAAGGACGACAGCATTTGGGATGGGTCGGAGTCGATAATCATTGGAGATCCGAACGCCTGCTGGTCGTATCGGGTTGAACCGGGCATGCCGAAGTATCCTCGTGGCCGCGTGTTGGCGGTGGCCGGAGGAAGGGTTCTTGAGGATGCGCCGAATCCATATTGGCACGGCCGGTTTCCGTTCGCGATCTATCGCCCACTCCGCGTTCCGTGGAAGTTTGCCGGTCAAAGCATCATGGATCCCCTGTGCGCCATGCAGGCTATTTTGAATCGGATTGAGGGAGGAGTTCTGGATGTAATCAACTCCACTATAGAGCCGACGATGATGGCCCCTATGGCGGCGTTTAGCGATCAGGACAAAGACTCAATTGACCCCGGAGCCCCTGGTGGCAAGATTTTCTACCGCAACAACTCTCCTCGTCCTCCTGAGTTTCGCAAGCCTCCCGAGCTTGGCAACTACACCATGCCGATGCGTGACGGAATCGACAAGGAGATGGCGATGAACTCTGGCGCGGCGGCAGTGAACCAGACCCTCCAGAAGAAACAGATTCCGGGCGGCGATTCCCTGGAAATGATTGTCAACTCGCGGGCGGGAAACATTCGCCTGTATGGGCGCGGCCTCCAGTCTTTTATGGAAGAGGTCGGCGTGATGGTTGTCAGCAACATGTTGCAGTTTGAGACGGCCGATAAGCGCGTGGCTCAGTATGGATCGAAGGGATTGACCGACTCCGACTTCCACCCCTACTACAAGCACCTCTGCCCAGCCACCATGGAGCCCGAGGATTTCGTTCGCAACGTGTCGTTTACGATTCGCCGTGGTTCTTTGCTGGCGATTGAGCGCACGGATGAGCTGGCGCAGATGTCGCAGCTTCGCAGGGCGGGTGAGATTGATCACACCACCTTCCTTGAGTTCCTGAACTCCAAGTTCAACGCGAACCTGAACATCTCACTGATTCAGCGCCGCCTCGACGAAGAGTCCGCGAAGAAGGCGCAGATGGCCATGGCTATGGGGCAGGCTGCCCACCAAGCAAAGGAATCTGGGAAGAAGAAGTAGTTAGACTCCGAATGGGGTTGTAAATGCTTCGTGCCCCGGCTCTCCGCCCCACTTGCGGATGTAGTAGTCCCTGTAGAGCATGAAGGTTGCATTGTTCTTCAGTTTTATGGCTGGATCGCTGTTGATGGTCTGGCTTCCGGGGTGGTTCACCTGAAGACCAGTGTCAATGCACTCGTATCCAGCCAGACGAACCCTCCGATAGAAGTCGTTGTCGCAAAAATACTGCCAAAAGGTTGTGTCCCACTCGACGCCTGCCGACAGTAAATCTGTGTTGATAGCCGACAGCGTGTCGTAGTGGGTCCACAGGACTCCCCACTTTCTGCCTTGAAGGTTGGACTGACGCGCGATCTTGAGAAGCTCTTCGCATACGCCTGGGTGGGGCTCGGCGTCGTTGTGCATCCAGATGCAGATGTTTGCTCCCTGTTCTTGTGTCGTCCTCATGATGTAGTTGAAGGTTTGGGGGCATGAAAGGGGAACCAGGGGGCGAAGAACGTAGACTCCATGCCAGTGCATCCAGGTGTCTGTTGGCAGGCCTTCTGGGGAGTTGTCAATAATGATACGGTTTGAACCGTAGGCTTCAGATGACCTTACGGCCGTATCGAGAAGGTCGGGACGGTTAAGGTATGGAATCCACATCTTGTAATCGCTCACTCTTCCTCCGTAGTCCAGATTGAATCGATAATGCGAAACTTGGGTACCAGCTCATCCACCGCCTGCTTGACTCCATCCCAAGGCGGGGCTCCGTAATCGTGTCCGCAGAGGATTCCTCCGGGGCGAAGTTTGGGTCTCCATGCCAGGATGTCGTCTCTCACTCCTTCATAGGTGTGATACCCATCGATGAAGATCAGGTCGGCGGTGATGTCTGGAAAGGATGCGGCGATATCTGCCGATGGCCCCTTGCAGATGATGATATTTGCCGCGCATGAGGTGTATTTTCTGAATTCTCCAAGGAGCCAGTCCGGATCCTTGTCTGCCAAAAAGTCGCCCTGCTGTTCGGTTCCTTGCCATGTATCCACGGCATAGATTGTTCCGGCGGTATTGCAGGCCAGGGCCAGGGTGCTGCGTCCCATCCACGACCCTACTTCAACGATGGTTGAGGATTTGGATGCGGCATGGGCAAGGTACTCCAGGTCCCTTTCCCCCATCCATCCGGGTGTTGCGAGGGCTTTCTCAATGTTCATTTTGTCCTCAATATGTTGGTGGGCAGGCTCATGCCCATGCTGTGTTCATAGGCTACTGCTTCCGCCGCCGTGGGGTAAGGGATGGACAGTTTTGACCGCACCTCATCTTCTATCTCATCTCGCATCTGCGCCAGGCGTTCGCGCGAAATGAAGTCTGTCCACACATAGGAGCGGTATTCTCCCGGCTTTCCCTTGTAAAAGGCTTGCTCTTTGTTGAAGTCAACGCTCTCAAAGTAGAGAGAATCGCCAAACGTGTCGAACCTGTATATCGGGTGCGCGACCTCGATAGCGCTGTCATGGTACGGAGTTCCCGGATACACAGTGATCACGGTTACGTCGAAGTCGTCGGGCTTTTCGTCGAGCAGCCAGTCGCGCATGGCGAGGATTGTCTCTTCGCTCTCTGCGGGGTGGCCGACGCTCATGAGGGCTTTGACCTTTAAGCCGTGCTTGTGGGCGATTCTTAGCATGTTAGTGTTGTCTTGGACGGTGGCGTTTTTGGCGATATTGCGGAGGATGCGCGGATGCGCCGCCTCGAATCCACAGAGAAGCCAGCGAAAACCGGCCGCATACATCGACTCCGCCTGCTCTTCGGTGAACAATTCAGACTTCACGAATCCGCGCAGACGCCAGTCAACCCCGGTGTTGGCAATTTGCCTCATCAGTGGGATGATGCTTTTGTTGATATTGAGTTCGTCGTCGTAAAACATGGCTCCATCGGCACCATACACGTCGTGAAGGTGCATCATTTCGGCGACGATGTTTTCTGTGGACCGCTTGCGAATCTGCCTCAACATGGGAGAGTTTCTTCCTCCGCAGAAGTTGCAGTGCATCGGGCACCCGGTTTGGCCGATCAGAGAGTATGACTTTCTTCCGTCTACCGTGTAGTGGTAGGAAGACATGTCCACCAGGTGACGGGCTGGCCATGGGTCATCTGTGAAGTCTTTGGAGGTATTCCAGAGGATCGACTTGGGGTCGTCGGCGTCAATAAGCCCCCGCTGGTGTATGGCGGTGAAAATTGACTTCTCTCCATCTCCGGCGACCACTGTTCCAAATATGGAGACCAGCTCTGACAGCATCTCTGCTGACCTCTGGTTGCCCTTCTTGGCCGCTGCGTTGATTAGGGTGGTATGTGGGCCTCCCAGGATGGTGCGAGAGCCTGCAAGGGCAGATCTGATGGCTATCGCGGATGGCATTTGAGGGGTGGTTGCCGTGAGGGCGAAGATTGCGTCTTTGTGGGGGTAGTCCCTTATAGCCTCCTCGTAGTTGGAGACTCCAGTCAGGTCAACGTGGTCAACGGAGAACCCTTGGCGCTCAAGTACGGCTCCGACCTTCAGGATTCCGAGAGAGACAAAGACCCGCTGGTCGAGGAGGAATGGGCTGGGTGGAGTAACCAGACAGATTCTCACTTGGCAATTCCTCTCTTCAGCCACTCTTCCCAGCTCGCCCAGCAGTTGTCCCAGTAGAACTTGGGATCGAGGAGAGATTTTCCGGTTCCGAGCGATGCCGCGAAGATGGTTTTGTCTGCCCAGTCTGACACATTGAAGACCGGCCTCTGGTGTCCGTAGAAGTCGTCGTTGAAAAGCGCTATGGGCTCAACGAGCATATTGGGCGGTATGAATTCGGTGGCTCCGGCGTATTTTCCATGAACAACCGGAGTCCCGGCCGCAAGAGATTCGCTTAGGGGTAATCCCCACCCCTCGCCCCTACCTATTCCAAAGGTGACGTCGCAGGCGGAAAAGCAGGTAGCCACCTCGTTGTCGGTGAGGTGTTTGTTGGAGACGATAACCCTCCCATCCAACCCGTATTCGGCAATAAGGGCGGGGATATCCCAGTATTTTACATAGGCATCCGTGTGGCACCAGAGGCCGATATTGAGTCCGCGATTCACGAGTTCCCGCCCAACTTGGAACGCCAGTTGCCAATCCTTTCTGGCGCTGTTTGTGGCCACAACCCCAATCATCAGGGTTCCATCTTTGATTGGATAGTCGCCTTTTTCTGTGACCAAGTTGACCAGGGAGGACCGGGATGACTCTCTGTCTCGCGGATAGAAGATTGACGAGTCGGTTCCATGTGGAAGATGTTCTATGTTGCCGCCGATGGTCTTGTCGATCATGTCGGCCTCCCATTGCGTGTAAGCCAGGGGCCGGTCGAACCTCTTGATGATATTCGCAATTCCCAGTGGTACGCGGCCGTCCGGGCCTTCGGCGTCCAGGGGGAGGTATGCCCAAACATCAAATGGATCGGATTGGATGAAGTTTTTCAGCTTCCCGTCCGGCAGAAGCTCTGGATGCGTAAGCCACCCGAGCCATCCCGGATTCCATATCGTAAGCAGGGTTCCTCTTTCATTTCCGGCGAAGTCTGTCCATGCTTCTGGGAGATTTTGAGGGGCAAGAGCATTTGGACCAGCCAGTTCGTATTGTGGCCACGGGAAGCGCTTGGAGGCGATTCCTCCAGACCCATAACTGGCAACCTCGAAATCTTCCATCTTATTGATTCTGCACGCCAGTTCGCGCGATATTTTCGCTAATCCAGAGCTGGATGTCGGTAAGTCCGAGAGAACAAGGATTTTATGTGGCACGTCTCCTCCGCAAGAACATTTTACTCTGGCGCAGAACGGGTCGAGGAAAAAAGATGTCAATTTGGACGTATCTCTTGACACGCCAATCTGATTGGGTACAGTTAAA